TGATTAAAGAATTTACAGAACCTAAAATGAATTGGCGTGAAATTTTGCGTCAACAAATTCAAAGTGTAATCCGTAGCGACTTTACATTTATGCGTCCTAACCGTAAAGGTTGGCACATGGGTGCTATTCTTCCAGGTACTAACTTTAAAGAAACAATTGATATTTGCGTAGGCATTGACATGTCTGGTTCAATCGGTGACGAACAAGCCAAAGACTTTTTGACAGAGATCAAAGGTATCATGCAAGAGTATCAAGACTTTACAATCAAAGTTTGGTGTTTTGATACTCGTGTTTATAACGAAGCAGACTATAATAGTTATAACGTAGATGAGTTCGACGAATATGAACCAATGGGTGGTGGTGGCACTGAGTTTATGGCTAATTGGGAATACATGAAAGAAAATGATATTCAGCCTAAGAAGTTTATCATGTTTACAGACGGCTATCCATACGGATCATGGGGTGACGAAAACTACTGCGATACAGTATTCATTATTCACGGTAATGACAAAATTGTTCCTCCCTGGGGCGAACATGCCTACTACGAATTTAAAGAATGACGTTAAAAGCTGGTAAACCTAACCCGTTAAATTATTTTGGATTACGTAGGGTTGAGTTTGCCTGCCCTCATTTTAACTATACTACATTAGATAAGTTTGCACCCAATCTTACTAAAGAAGTAGATAGCTGGATACGCCAAAATCTTAACGGGCGATATTACATAGGACAAGATCTAACACTAGATCACACTAACACAATTGTCTATATTACACGTATAGGATTTGAAGTCGAGAAGGAACTTAGTTTTTTCAAGATTGCCTATACCTGAATTTTATATAGATAAATTATATTGTGCTTTTTCAATAAGGAGATATTATGACTGATAAAGTAGAACAACCGGTAGTAGAAGAACAACCTCAAACTGAGGGCAAAGATTCAGGTACTGATTTAAACATTCAAGACCTAAGTGCCATGAAAGCAATTATCGATGTGGCCAGTACCCGCGGTGCTTTTAAACCAGCAGAAATGATGATGGTTGGACAGACTTACAACAAACTAACAGCGTTCCTAGATGCCGTGGCAAAGCAGGCAGAAGCCGCTAAAGTTGCTGGCGCTGGAACAACACAAGGATAAAAATCATGGAAATGAAACATGTGGGCCGTATCAAAACAAACGGCAAAAAATGCGTGGTGGTGTTTCGAACATTACCAGGCGATGCATATAATTGTTTAGTAGCACCAACAGAAAATTTACCTGATTCATATCACGATGCATTGATCAACTTGGTTGAAAGCTCAGGTGGACAAAGTTCAAATGAATTTGGCGAAGTTATGTCTCGTAGCCAATTTCCAGATGGAAGTGTCATGCTGGCCGCTTTGCATACGCAAGGACGTTTGTTAAAGGTGTCAACTGATAATGTTGAAATGATTCCTAACTCAACAACCAGTATTCAGTTAAGTGAGTTAAATCAAATCATCGCTGAACAACAAGGTGTTGCTGTTGATGCACTTGCGCTTAGATCGGGTCTTGCAACTGATCCTAAACCAACGTCAAAAGTTGAGGTACAGGAAGTTGGATCAGTTAGTGAAATGGCCAAAGAAACTGCTGATGTTGGTAAAACAACTTCTAGTTCAGCCGCTATGGAAGAACCTGTTGATCAAAGTCCAGAGTCACAAGCAAAACGTTTTCGTAGTGAAGCAGATCGATTAGCTAAACAAGCCGCTGAGATGCGTCGTAAAGCTGAAGAATTAGCGCCGACTAAGAAAGCAAAGTGACGAGTCCTGGGAACAACCTTCCCAAGGATGTGATTGATCATTGGCCCGAAATATTTTCTGAGATACAATTAAATGTATTGCCCATTAAATATCTCAATGCAGTAATGATTAATTTTAAGGATGGCAAGACCTGGGAAGTAAAAATATCTGCCGAAGCTCGTAAAGAGGGTTGGGTCGTCTTTGAAAAACAACTTAGTGAATTGGTGAAAAATTATGAAGAGAACATTGAAAATGTTGATTTTAAATTAGATACAATACGAGTTAAAAAAGACATTGAAAAAGGCACACAACAATTTTTTAAAAAGAAGAAGTTATAATACATGAATGTTCGATTACTTAGTTACAGTCAACCCACAGAAGAATTTACAGGTATGGGCTTACAAGACGCACAGGAACTCATTGCGTATTGCGCCCGTGTCAGCAATCCCTCCAATCAGCTCAACACAGACACATCAGAAAAACTCATCAGATACTTGGTCAAGCACCAACACTGGAGCCCACTCGAAATGGTCTCCGCCTGTATTGAAATTACCACAACCAGAGACATTGCCCGACAAATCCTTAGACACAGAAGTTTCAGTTTCCAAGAATTCAGTCAGCGATATGCTGACCCTACTAAAGACCTGTCGTTTGTATGTAGAGAAGCACGGTTGCAAGATCCAAAGAACAGACAAAACAGTGTCGATGTCGATGATCAACTGTTACAAAATGAATGGTACAGAGCTCAACAGCGAGTCATCTATGCGGCTAAAAGAGAATACGAATGGGCTATCGCTAACGGCATAGCCAAAGAACAGGCTCGTGCTGTATTACCAGAAGGCCTTACAGAAAGTCGTTTATATATGAATGGTACACTACGTAGCTGGATTCACTTTATTGAATTGCGTAGTGCTAATGGCACACAGAAAGAGCACCAAGAAGTTGCCATTGCTTGCGCTAAAGTGATAGCTGAGATTTTTCCGCTAGCCACAGAACTTCTAGCCAAGTAAAGTCATTTATCTTAGATAATGCCTCCTTGTTGGAGGCATTTTTTTGGCCGTAAGCTCTACCGGCGAGTGCGCCCAAATGGGCATAAAACCCATAAGGCACGGCATCGTTAAGCACACACCACGTATCTAGTCGTTGCTGTGTTTCACTATCATTCTGACGTTCAATACTGCTACTGGCCAGTTTGGCACATTCTCTAAAGGCACTGCGCCATGTGCTGAACGGATCCGTGTTAAATGCTGTAATATTGGCTATTTCTGGCATGGGCTTAAACAATATACTAATACTAGTTGTCATATCTATACGACTAGTATCCATATTCATTGTTAGTTTTCGTGGCAACAATTTAACTCCGCCGTTGCCGTATACCAGTCCGTTAACTGGGTTTTGACTGCGCCAAACGTGTACATAATCCAATTCATTATTGGGTACTTGATAGTCAAAATTAAAGGTATCTAGCACTTGTGCGTCTCCGTCCACTACCCAAAACATTTTAGTCATAGCCTTTTTTGCGGCCGCAATATGTGCGTTATGTATGCCGCTAACACCGATTATTCTCTTCAAAATAGGTGACGAAAACCTAGATGACAGTCTAGCGTAGTTTTCTTCTGCATTAAGCTCGTTATAGCTGATAAACACAATATCGTACATTATTGACGGTTCTTTATGATTCTAGGAGTATTCACATATACACGTTTGAAAAATTCACTGGCAGTAGCATCCATACTGCCCACTTCCAGTTTACATTCATGTTTAAGTGTTTCGCCTAACCCCATTATTTCGTAGGGCAACATTTTGTCTGTTATTTGGCTATATTTGTTTTGCCATTCATTTGTAAGCCAATCAAAATCACGAACATTGGCATAATCCCAATCTGTGCAATTAGTTAGGTATGCACCTTCTCTTGCGCCGTATATACTCCATGCACCATTTTTTACGTCTTCGCCAATGTTACACCAAATCAACAAACGTTGATAATTTTGCCACCATATACCACGTAAATCTTTTACTTTTGCACCTTGGTCTAAACTCATCTTTACACCTTCGCGAAAGCCTGCCCGCCATGCCTGGAAGGGACTTGCATTGGTAAAACTTTCACTGTAGTTTTCATTGAATTGATAATACTTGTCATCAAAACAAAACTCAACTAGACCCTTGACATCTTCTGGATCTGAATTTTCATGAGTGCGCATGTTGTTGACAAACTTGCGGGTCCACATTTTTAATCCGCCGTTGCCATACTCTAATCCATTAACGTGAATCTTCCCGCACCAACTGAACACATGATCTGGTGTTAACCCTAGTGCATCGATATCTATCTCAACTTCGAGAAATTTTGGATCCACAATATTATCAGCATCTACCGTTATAAAGTATTCTGTTTCGCTCAACTTAGCACATGCTTTGTGTGCGGCATCACTGCCCTTAACTCCGTGTACACGTTTAGCCCATGGTGCTTTTGTTAGCAAATCAGCATAATTCTTTTCAGCATTAGGTTCATCATAGCTGAGAAATATAATGTCTTGATCTATTATTTTAATCATAGTTAATTCTCATTCCGTAAGTTTCAAAAAACGGCAATGTAAACATCGATATGTTTTCAATATCTTTTTCTTTTTCTGTTAAAAAAGGAAGTATTACAAAGCCATTTCCAATTAAATTTCTTAACTGTATTTCTATTTGTCTAATTAAAAAATTGATATTATTTTCAGTAGTAATATAAAAATGCAAACGAGCATTTAAACTCTTTGCTCTTGGATGTTGTAGAAAATTTTCATTTATTATAAATTTCCAACCATTAATTGACCATTCTACTGTAAGTATATTTTCTTTATCACTTAGTCTTATAGTTTCAACAATGTTACTTTTAAAAATCAAATCTCCTTGATTTTTGTTTACAAATTTTACAGAACCGTCCTTATCAAAGGCCACTTTGTAATTAATAAAATTTTCAGTATTGTTAAAAAAACGTTCAATTTCTTCAAATTCAACTTGAATAAAATTCTCGTAAGGCATTGTTTCGTTTGATAACGAAATAATATTTCCAGTATCCTTTTCAAAATAGACATAGTATTCAAACACATATTTGGTGTTTAAAATTTCTTCTATTTGTTCAGGAGTTAAAAATTCTTCTTCATCCATTTGCTAGTCTTTTTAATTTTTGAATAATATCTAAATCAATAAAATCCTTTTCTACGTAGTGAAATAAATAATGTTGACGTATATTACCAACAGTCAATTCTCCGTCTTTAGTAAAGGAATAGGGTATTGTTTGTCTCCAATTTGCAGGAGCAGGATGCCAGCCTTGTACTCCGGCTTTCATGTGTACAAATTGTAAAGGACTACATACATCTGCTGAGCTATTATAACCACATAGCTCTAGTGCAATAGCGGCCGCTAGGTCCACACTGAGCCAATTTTGATAATATTCCGAGGCTAGTTTTCCATAACACCATGCCCAATTATTTACAACAAATTCTAGTGTTTTATAAAAATATTCTGCACGTTCTGATTTCTTAAAATAGTGTAATGCAAAATACGGACTAGGCAAATCATTAGCAATAAACGTTTTACGGTAAATGCTATTGTTAATAACATCACCCTTATAATCTCGTGCTGTTGTACAAAACAATAAATCATGATCCTGACAATACCACCACCAATCATTTATATCTTGCAGAAATAACATGTCAGTATCTAGTACAATTGTTTCGTCATAAGGTGTTACGTGGTATATTTTCCAGCGATGCTCGGCCACATATCGTGTTGGTATAGTATCAGTAATCCAAGGAATTGGAATTATTTGATCAAATACTTCTTGATATTCTTCTGGAATATTGTCGTTGGTAATGATACTGATTGCTGTTTCTGATTGAGTAGCATGAATACTTAATGCAAGTGCATAGGCTTGATGGATATAATCTATATCATTAGTATTTTGTGCTAATACTATAAATCCTTTAGACACCATAACCTCCGTCAATAAACCTACTTAGACTTTGTTTATTCATCACATGCACATCTGTACTATTAGTACTAACTAAAGTATACTCTCCGGGATAATGTGCTTTTTCAACTAAGAATTGTATTTTATCTTCTTTCATTTTTACTAAAATATCTCG